AGGACTTGGTATCTGAGTACGATCGAAAGCAGATAGAGATTGACACGTTACAAAAACAAATAACCAACATACAACAGTACCTATCGAAACAGGATGAGACAACCACCGATATTGCAGAGGAAAGAAACACCCTAACTGCACAGAATGATGATCGCGAAATACTACGTGACATCAAGGGTGATCTCGCAGAACAGGTTGCGTACAGTATGGTTATCACTGAGTTGTTGAAGGACACTGGTATCAAGACTAAGATTGTGAAGGAGTATCTTCCTGTCATCAATCAGTTGGTCAACAAATATCTACAGGTTCTAGACTTCTTCGTATCGTTCAACCTAGACGAACAGTTCAAGGAAACCATACGGTCACGACACCGTGATGCATTCTCCTATGACTCGTTCTCTGAGGGTGAGAAACAACGTATCGACCTCGCGTTACTATTCACGTGGAGACAGGTCGCAAAGATGAAGAACTCTGTTGCGACTAACCTACTGATCCTTGACGAGACGTTTGACTCTTCTCTGGACGTAGAGGGTATTGACAATCTTACTAGTATCCTAGATACACTGGACGGTGACACAAATACATATGTAATCTCTCACAAAGGAGAGTTACTCGATGGCAAGTTCGAAGATAAGATCGAGTTTGTCAAGAAGGGTAACTTTAGTTCAGTACATGAAGGATGATTATTTCGTACAGGTTCATGATGAGTTGCTTTCTCCGCAGGTCGCAGAAGCGGCATCACGATACTGTGATCATCTACTCAATTCTGAGGATCATGTGTGGACGACTAACTTTGCATGGGCAGCGAAGAAACCAAAACATTTCGCCCACCCGAAAGCAGAACGTTATGAAAACCTTTGTCTAGTACATAAGATATGGGAGAGTAATCCGCAGTTGTGGGAAAACATTGTAAGAGATATACAGAAGATATATCCTCATTGGCTTCCTGAAACCCGTGAGGCTATGCAATTCTTTGTATGGACTGGTGGGTCTAGGATTGAATGGCATAGTGATTTTAAACACGATGACTCTAAAGATCCACGAATCCGTTCTGGAGCGATAACCATCTATCTGAATCGTCACTGGGATATAGAGTGGGGAGGGGACTTTCTGTACAAGAACGAAAAAGAAGAAGTACAGAGAGTCACCCCCAGTTATAACAAGGCAGTCGCAATACGAGACGTAGAACATAGATCTACAGAGATCCAAGTGAAACGTTTTCGGAAATGTATTCAAATATTTTTAAAAGATGTACAACCAACGCTTGACAACAACACAAACTTCTGTTAGAATGTACTTTAATTAATCGAGGAATATATTATGGAATTAACAGATCGCGCCTCACAGGTTCTACGGAACTTCGCGGGTATTAACGGAAACATCTACTTCAACGAGGGTAACGTAGTACGTACTGTCTCGGAGTCGAGAACTGTACTTGCAAAGGCAACCCTAGACGTGGACTTTCCCACATCGTTTGGTATCTATGACCTGCGCGAGTTCCTGAGTGTAATGGGATTGGTAGACAGTCCTAACCTAAACTTTGATCAATCTAGTGTTGCGATCTCTGATTCAACGGGTCGATCTAAGATCAAGTACTTCTATTCTTCACCCGATACCTTGACTACCGCAAAGGGTGACTTGCAGTTACCGTCTGAGGATGCGTGGTTCACTCTGGATGCACAGACTCTGAGTCGTGTCAAGAGTGCTGCTGGTGCACTTGGACATAGTGAGGTTAACGTTCATATAGATAATGGTCTTATGACGTTAACTGTGAAAGACAATGATGACGAAACGTCTCACGCATTTAGTATTGTTGTGGAAGGTGAGTCTCAGTGTGATGATCTGAAGGTTGTATTCAACATTAACAATATCAGATTGTTGGAGGATGGTGATTATCGTGTGGCATTATCCTCGAAGTATATTTCACATTTTGTGAATAAGGAATCCAATATGGAGTATTGGGTAGCGCTACAGAAATCCAGTCAATTTAATTAAAGAGGAATAAACTTGTGGATAATGATGTAATGGATCTAGTAAACCGTGTAACACGCAGTACTGTCGCGGTTGTAGATACTGTCGCCGGTCGCGGTGGCTTTAGAGGTGAAGAGTTATCAACTATCGGTCAACTTCGAGATCAGTGTATCTCATTGATCCAAAAGGTTGAGGCGCTTCAAGGTGAAGGCGAAACCCCAACGGAGGAGTAATCATGGGTGAATCAATCGCAGTGGGTCTAATTTTTACCCTTGCTCTGGTGGCTTTTGGTATCATGTACGTTATTAATGTTGAACGTACTTTGAGAAAGAAATCCCCCAAGGTAAGTCAAAAATCCACAAAAGTAGTAAAACCCGCCAAGGTAAAGGCACCTGAGATTAATATCGCAGATCTAAATGAGATGACCAACGAACAACTGTTCGAGATGGGATCTAAACTAGACCTTCCGGTATACAAATCTTGGTCAAAGGTGAAGTTGGTGACCGCACTCGCGGAACATCATCAACTCCATTGAGATAGGGGAACTTCGGTTCCCTTTTTTCTTGCCAATTTGTTTCATATAATGTACAATGTACACTTAAAGAAACAAAATTATGTATACTACAATGTATACTCTAATCTATATTATGGAAACCTTTTATGACTGATACCTTTCTATGGTGCGAAAAGTACCGCCCACAAAACATTAACGATGTAATCCTACCACCCAACCTGAAAAAAACCTTCACTGAGATTGTTGAGACTGGTGAACTACCAAACATGTTGTTCACGGGTACTGCGGGTCTGGGTAAGACTACAGTCGCACGTGCGTTATGTAATGTACTTGACCTTGACTATATTCTAATCAATGGTTCGGAAGACGGTAACATCGATACCCTGCGTGATAAGATCAGACGTTTTGCGTCATCTGTATCTCTCATGGGTGGTTACAAGGTTGTCATTCTAGATGAGGCAGACTACCTTAACCCACGTTCTACCCAACCTGCATTACGTGGATTCATTGAAGAGTTCTCTGACAACTGTCGATTCATCATGACCTGTAACTTCAAGAACCGCATCATTGAACCACTCCACTCTCGTTGTGGTGTGTATGAGTTCAATACATCTAGAAAACAGATGGCGGGTCTATGTTCTGACTTCATGTCTCGTGTGACTGATATTCTAGTCAAGGAGAAGGTCGAGATAGAGAACCAACAAGAAGTCGCAGAACTCATTCTGAAACATGCACCAGACTGGAGACGTATTCTCAATGAACTACAACGTGCATCTATCGGTGGTACTCTCCGTATCGGTAACCTTAACAAGACAGATGCATCCTACGATGTACTGTACAAGTCTCTGAAGGAGAAGAACTTCAAGGTGATGCGTCAGTGGGTCACTAACAACATCGATATTGATTCGTCTGTTATCTTCCGCACTATATATGATCAGATGTTCGAAAACATCGATCAACAATCCATTCCTCAGTTAGTATTGATTCTTGCTGATTACCAATACAAGGATGCGTTTGTTGCTGATCATGAATTGAATATGGTCGCCTGTCTCACTGAAGTCATGGCGAATGTGGAGTTAAAATGAAAATAATAGTTGTGGGATATGGCCCAGTAGGACAGGCGACTGCCTCTGCATTGAGGAATCATCCTAACGTAGATTTGTTTATTGATGATCCCGCGATGGGTCACATGTATAACCACGGTGAGTACAGTGGATTAACGGAACCTGATGGTGTTATCATCTGTGTGGCGACACCTATGGATCCTGATACTGGTGCATGTACGGTAGATAATGTCAGAGATGTTATGGACAAGTACGAAGGTACTAAGATCCTAATCAAATCTACTACAGATCCTGTGTGGTTGCGTGATAACTGTAATGAAGATGTGACCTTTTGTCCGGAGTTCCTAAAGGGTACTACTGGTGCAGATCCTACTCAAGAGTTCTTGGAAGGTGAGTTCGCCATCTATGGTGGTGGTCATATGCGATTCTGGCATGAACTATTCAAACCTGTTCTACCCAATCTGAAGACAGTAAAGTTCGTAACGCTAGAACAGGCTGCATTTGCAAAGTACACCCTCAATTGTTTCCTTGCAACCAAAGTAACGTTCTTTAATCAGATGGAACATATCTACAGAAAGGCGGGGTTCAAGGACTTTGATATCATGGTTGATGCCTTGCAGGTAGATCCTAGAGTTGGTGACAGTCATACACAAGTGCCTGGCCCTGATGGTATGTATGGGTATGGTGGTCACTGTTTCCCCAAGGATATGAGTGCGATGAATGTGATGGGTGAGGCTTGCAATGCTAACACAGATCTGTTAAACTACATCATAAACCTAAACACTGAATTACGTATAAAGGGTGGTTATGAGTACTAACAAACCTTTCGACTATATTACTGCAATCAATTCTTCTAAGAAGGATCTAATGCAGACTCGTGAGGACGAGAAAGTATACCTACCTTACATTACCAATGGCACTTTGTCATACTTCGCGGATACTGTTCAGGCAGCAAATGTCATGAATCAGTATTATGATCTCGACAATAAGCTTCAATTCGACTTTTTACTAAATATAATTAGAAAAAGAAAACGGTTCTCCAAGTGGAATAAACCGTCTGAAATTGAAGCGTTGGATGCGGTAAAGGAATATTATGGATATAGCAATGCTAAAGCAAAGTCCGTTATGTCACTTTTATCCCCTCCTCAAATAAAAGAGATAAAAGCGAGGACATATAAAGGTGGAAGAAACTAAGCCATGGACACCGGACGACATGTTAGAGATCGTCCTAAATGAACCAGATGATTTTTTGAAGGTACGAGAAACTTTAACCCGTATTGGCGTTGCAAGTCGCCGCGAGAAGAAGTTGTACCAGTCTTGTCATATTCTACACAAACAGGGTCGGTACTTCATAGTACACTTCAAAGAACTATTTTTACTTGACGGTAAGAAATCTAATCTAGAGTTGTCAGATCTACAGAGACGTAATAGTATCACAACGTTACTGGCAGACTGGGGATTAGTTCAGATCGTTGACCCTAACCTAGCCGCAGACTGTGCACCACTCCGACAGATCAAGATCATTGGTTTCAAGGAGAAAGACGAGTGGAGTTTGTGTCCGAAATATAACATTGGTACCAGATGAGTCAAACTCTTCCCACTGCGGAACAGATAAAATATCGTAAACCGACATTTGGGAAGTTTGAAGAGACTGATCTCTGGAACTGGGATGGTGCGTTGAGGTTTCTTGACACCCATCCTGAAGAGATCATCGATCATCACAAAGATAAGATGCGGTTCTTTTTAAAGAACGCTCACAAGAGACCATCGTCTCCAACGTTTTCAAAAGAAGTCGTAAAGATGATGGAGAAGAGGTTTCACGAGAACCCGATTACGAACATCTGTTTCTTCGGGTTCGGTAGAGACTGTGACAGTTATCCTTGGCACAAAGACAAGATGGATGTATTTCTTGTTCAAGTGTTAGGGG